CGCGCTTGGATTGCCTGGTCTGCTGGGAAGTAGAGCCAAGCGAACACCACCAACCGGCCAACCCATTCATAGTGGCCTTGCTCCGCTTGACAGGCGCGCGAGGTGAAGCATGAGCGACCTGCTCATCACCCGCCTGCCCACGCTGTGCAATGCCGAGAGGCTTACCCCATCCGAGCTGTTGCAGCAATACATGCGACTGGAGGGCGAGGCCATCGATCAGGCACAACAACTGTCCGATGCGTGCGCCAAGCTGCACCAGATCAACCAGGTCGCACACCGGCTCAACGCGATGTTGTCCGCGATGGTCGATAGCTACGAGGCCGGAGATCAAGCCGCCATCCTGTTGCAGATCAAGCAGCTCCATGATCGGCGCGCAGCGCAGAAAGCGAAGGTGCACTGATGGTCGCTAAAACTTTCACCGTCAGCCACGGCGCGATCCGCATCAAGGTCAAGCTGCTGCCTACCATAGCCGACGTTCACCGCGAACATCAGGCCGTTGCGCGGCGTTGCTACGACGGGAAGACCGTGTATGCATTCTTCTTGCCCGCTCAGCGCGTAACACGCCACGTCGGAATCATCGTGCTGCCGTTACAAGGTCGCCTGCGCGAATATGTGCCGCACGAAGTAACGCACGCCGTCATTCATTCGCTAAACGGCGTGCTGAGCCACGACGACGAAGCCTGCTGCACCGCCATTGGCCGCATCACCTCGCGCATCTTCAAGCACATCGAACAGTTGGGGGTGCCCCTATGAAAACCTCCTGCCCAGCCTGCGGCGCTGCCTTCTCCATCGACGTGCTGATCGGCAACGAAGGCGCGCGCGAGGCAGTCATGGCCGCCCTGGCGATCCCTGCGCCTCTTGGCAAGCTGCTGGTGCAGTACCTCGCCCTCTTCCGCCCGGCGCAGCGCCAGCTCTCATTCGACCGCGTGGCGAACCTGCTGAATGAACTGCTGCCGTTGATCGCCGAGGCCAAGATCGAGCGCAACGGCCGCATCTGGTCTGCCCCGCAAGATTACTGGGTGGCCGCGCTGAACGAGATGCTGGCCAAGCGCGACGCACTCACCCTGCCGCTCAAGAGCCACGGCTACCTGCTGGCGATCATCGAAGGCTACAGCAGCAAGGCCGAATCCAAACAGGAAGCCAGCACTGAGGCAAAGCGCGGTGGGCATACGCAGGTCGGCAGCGCAGTACTGAAATCTGTCGACCAGGTGCTTGGACCGACAAAAGAAAAACCGCGCAGCGAGATGCCTGCATCCGTCAAAGAAGTACTACGCAGCAATAGCAATCAACCATAGGAGACTTAGATGAACCAAGCAACCAAACCAAGCAAATTCACCATTCCCGAACTCAAGGCAGGCGAGATCTACGGCGGAGCATTCATCCGTCCGGACGGCACCGGTCACCACACCATCATCCTCGACGGAGACAACGACGATGCCGACTGGCAGACCCAGATGGATTGGGCCAAATCCATCGGCGGTGATCTGCCGGATCGCGTTGAGCAATCCATGTTCCACAAGCACCTGCCTGATCGTTTTAAGAAGGACTGGTACTGGTCAAGCGAACAGCGTTCGGCAGGTTCCGCCTGGTTTCAGAGCTTCAGCGATGGGAGCCAGGATTGGTATACCACCAACTTCAAGTGCCGCGCTGTGGCCGTCCGCAGAGTTCCCTTTAACACTTCAGCATTCATCAATTAGGAGGTCGCAATGAACAACGCAAAGAAAGCATTTCTGGAATCCCTGCTCAAGGCAGGCGAACAGTACGCCGGGCTGCTGCTCGGCAAGAACGGCGAGCCTGATCAGCACATCATCCGGCTGCCTGGTGAGGCACAAGCCGTGAGCTGGGACGAGGCCGTCAAGTTTGCCGAGGACGCGGGCGGCAGGTTGCCCACGCGCCGCGAGCAATCCCTGCTGTTTGCCAATCTGGGAGAGACATTCACGCCGGACTGGTACTGGTCTGGCGAACAGCGTTCGGCAGGTTCCGCCTGGTGTCAGCACTTCAGCTTTGGGTACCAGGGTTGGGATACCACCAACGGCAAGTGCCGCGCTGTGGCCGTCCGCAGCGTACCCCTTTAACTATTGAGAATTGATTTATTCAGCATGGCAATCACCTCAGAACTGCCCATCTACAAAGTGGCCTACGACCTGCTCGACGCCATCACGGATTTGTCTACGAACATGCGGCGAGATTTCAAGCAAAGCATCGGTAGCAAATTGCGGGATGAGTGCGTAGAGATCGTGACGCTGATCTTCCGCGCCAACTGTGCGAGAGAGAAGACGCCGCATCTCGACGCATTGATCGAGCGGTTGCAGGTTGCCGAGCTGCTGTTGCGCCTATCGCGCGACAAGCTGCTCATCTCGACCGGCCAATATGCCAAGGCCATCGCGTTGACCGACAAGGTCGGCAAGCAGGCTGGTGGATGGCGCAAATACGCAATGTCGCCCGCTTCGTCAGGGTCAAGGCCATGACGACTGTGCGAAATGTTGATCTGGTCGTGCCGCTGTCCATACAGGCCACCGCCATGCGCACCGCAGATACCGCTGGGTTAGTTGCCCAAGGCAGGTCTGGCGCAGTTTCCTCGCTGACTGATCGCGACAGTCGGCGGGGTGACGTAGATAGCACGATTAACCGCAGCGTTCGGCAGGTTCCGCCTGGTATCAGAACTTCAACAATGGAAACCAGAATTGGAATAACACCAACAACAAGTGCCGCGCTGTGGCCGTCCGCAGCTCAACCCCAGTGCCACCATGCTGATTTTTCTTTTGAAGAGCTAGTACAAGCCTATCTGAATTGCCGCGATACAAAGCGCAACAGCGCCAGCGCATTGGCTTTCGAGATGAATCTGGAACGCAACCTGTGCCAGCTCGATGAAGAGCTGCGCAACGGCTCGTATAGGCCCGGCAAGAGCATCTGTTTTGTCATCACTCGCCCGAAGCCGCGCGAGGTATGGGCAGCAGAGTTTCGTGACCGCATCGTGCACCACCTGCTCTATAACCGGATCGCCCCGCGTTTATACGCAGGCTTCATCGCAGACAGTTGCGCCTGCATTCCTGGACGCGGCACGTTGTACGGTGCCCAAAGGCTGGAAGCGAAGATCCGCAGCCTTACGCAGAACTGGAGCAAGCCAGCGCATTACCTCAAGCTGGATCTCGCCAACTTCTTCGTCTCCATCGACAAGCGGGTGGTGCACGATCTGTTGGCTAAGCGCATCGATGGCTGGTGGATGGATCTGGCCGAACTGGTGTTGTTCCACGATCCGCGTCAGAACTTCGAGTTCCAGGGCGATCCTGCGCTACTGGATCGCGTACCGCCGCATAAGCGGCTCACCAGCCAGCCTACGCACCTTGGGTTACCCATCGGAAATCTGAGCAGCCAATTCTTCGCCAATGTCCTCTTGGACGAACTGGATCAGCACATCAAGCACGATCTGCATTGCCGCCACTACGTGCGCTATGTGGACGATATGGTGCTGCTGCACGCATCACCGCAGTGGTTGAACGTTGCTCGCGCCGACATCGATGCGTGGTTGCCACAGCACCTCGGCCTGCGTCTGAATCCATCCAAGACTATTTTGCAGCCTATTGATCGTGGAGTGGACTTCGTTGGCCAGGTGATCAAGCCGTGGCACAGAGTCACCCGCCGCCGGGCATTCAATGAGGCGATCAGCCGCACGCGCCAGATGCCAGCTGACGAGTTGTTCGAGACAGCCAATAGCTATTTCGGCCTCCTGCGACAGGCAACGCATAGCCACCATGATCGGGCGTTGCTGGCCAACGTGCTGCGCTATCGCGGGCACTGTATCGATAAGGGTTTCACCAAGACGTTCAGAAATTCAACCAGCCACGGAGGCAATTATGGCAACCAGTGACCAGCTTCTAAACCTGCTCTCGCGTCACATCGGCAAGGGCAACGGTATCGGCGTCCGGCGGCTCGCCGTGCTGGCCGACACCACCGAACGCAACGTGCGCACGCTGATCAGCGGTCTGCGTGACGAAGGCCACGCCATCTGCGGCACGCCCAAGCATGGCTACTACATCGCCGCCACGCCGGATGAGCTGAAAGATACCTGCTCATTCCTGCGCCGCCGCGCACTGCACAGCCTCGGCCTCGAAGCCAAGCTGCGCAATATCCCGCTGCCAGATCTGCTCGGGCAGCTTCATCTACCAACTTAAACCCGTCGGGTTGAAACCCGACCTACACAAGGAGAACACCGTGGCACCAAAGACCAGACTCAAAGCCAAGGCACAGATCGACGTGCCGCAGAACAACGGCGAAGCCGCTGCCGATATCAAACACCTGGGCGATCTGCAACGCCAACTGGCACGCACGCAGGCCGAGATGAACGACTCTATCGCGCACATCACCCAGACCTACCAAGGCCCGCTGGATGCGCTCATCAAACAGATCGAGGGCTTGCAGGAAGGCGTGCAGGCTTACTGCGAAGCCCACCGCGACGACCTGACCAACGGCGGCAAGGTGAAGACCGCCAACTTCATCACCGGCGAGATCCAGTGGCGTCAGCGCCCGCCAAGCGTGCGCATCACCGGCGCGGACAGCGTCATCGAAACCCTGCATCGCCTCGGCCTCGGCAAGTTCGTCCGCACCAAGGAAGAGATCAACAAAGAAGCCATCCTCAACGCGCCGGAGGAAGTGAAAGGCGTGGCAGGCATCAGCATCGTCAGCGGCGTCGAGGACTTTGTGATCACGCCGTTCGAGCAAGAGGTCACAGCATGAACATCTTCACCGTTATCGGGCTGGGGACAGTCTTTGCCGTGTGCTTGCTTGTGATCCTTTGGGCGATGGGGCTGATCGAGATCGGCTGCGAAGAGATAGAGGGGGAAGAGCAATGAGCGATAAACATCAAGCACTCCGGCTTGCCGCGAAGAATCTGCTCGATCAGATAGAGTTATCTACCGACTGCATGAGCAATCAGATCAAGCGCGAGAACATCGACAATCAGATCGATATTCTCGAACGCGATTTGGTAGAAGCCTCATGTATGCCGATGAAGTTCCACGTCCAGGAGCTGCGGCCGGAAGTGCTGGCCTTCGCGCTGCTGATGGAAGCGCGGCTGCGCGAGAAGGATGCTGACAAGGGCCAAGGCTGGAAGAAGAAGACCGACATCGATCTCACGGTCAATGTATGCACCGCCGCGCGCCAGATCGAGCAGGCGCTATTTCCGCACAAGAACGAGCGATCCATCAAGGCGCTGGTGGACATGTCCAACCACTGCATGATGCTTGCGGACGTACTAGGCGCGCTGGAAACAGAAGAGAACGGCGGAGACGGACGGGCCTGGCGGGATCAGACAGAACCGTCTGCAGTTTACGATGATTTCCTGAAAAAGGGCCACGGCTAAAGGGCACACCGTGGTTCGTATCTACTGCCCAACATTAACGATTTACCCACCAACCAAGGAGAAGCAAATGAACCAAGCAGAACTGATCAGCTCCATCGCAGGCGAAACCGGACTGGCTAAGAAAGACATCGAAACAGTGCTGAAAGCCGCCGCCGATACCGTGCATACAGCCCTGGCGAATGGCCACGACATCACCCTGCCCAGCATCGGCAAGCTGGCCGTGAAGACCAGCTCAGCGCGCAAGGGCCGCAACCCGGCCACCGGTGCCGAGATAGACATTCCAGCCAAGAAGAAACCGCACTTCACCGCTGCCAAGGCGCTGAAGGATGCAGTGGCCTAAACCCTCGCTTCCAGCCCGTTAGAGATAGCGGGCTGCGAGAGATGGTTTAACGGAGGTCGATATGTTGGAAGTGAAAATGAATTTGCACAGCGCCATAACTGGACAGACCAGTAACCTGGTGCGGATTGTGATTTGCAATGACGGATCGGGTACGCACAACAGCGGAAATTATGTCTGGTCAATTTGGGGGCGGCGCGGCCAATTGTTGAAACAGGGCTCCATCAAGAACTGGGCACGCAAGAGCAAGACCGCCGCAGCACTGCTGCAACGTGTTCTCAATGATGCCTATCCAAAGGGGGCGAAATGACCAGCATCGGAACCATGATCGTACGCATCAGCGGCCTGCACGGCACCAAGGAGGTGACCGATTGGGAAAACACGTTCATCCGCTCGATAGTGGACAAGTACAACGCCAGGGATAAATCCAAGGCGATGGAATTGACCGAGAATCAGATCGCGATCATCGAACGCATCCACGATAAACATTTCGCATGAAACGCTACCCCACCGACCAGCGACGCCGAGACCTCGCCTCGATCCACGCTGCCAAGCGCGATCTCGGCATGGCTGACGATGCCTACCGCGACATCCTGTGGGCTGTTGCGCGCGTGCGGTCGGCGGGCGATCTAGATCAGGCTGGCCGCAACCGCGTGCTGGAACACTTCCGCTCCTGCGGCTGGAAGCCGGTGCAGAAGGTCAACGAGTGGGCCTTCATCGACAAAGCCGCGCCGGATCGCCAGCCGCTGCTGCGCAAGATATGCGCAGTGTGCCGCAGCATGAAGGTAGGCAAAGCCTATGCCGAAGGCGCAGGCAAACGCCAGACCGGCGTTGAACGCAAGCTGGAGATGATGGACGAAGGCCAGCTGTGGATATTGGCCGGGGTGTTGGATCGCACGCGCAGCCACAAGGAGCGGAGCAAATGAGCCTCAACCTGTGGGACGCGCTGATCCTAGGCTTCTACCTTGGCTGTGCTGCTGGCTGGTGGTTTAACCGCAAGCCAGCCGTGATCAGGAATGCCAAGATCGAGACCACTTTGGTGGTCGACCCAAAGGTGCTGACGCAGATCAATGGGGCAATGGTTCAAGCCTGGCTGGAAGAGCGCGATCTGGTGTGGCAGCCCAGGGGTGCGGTGTTTGACCCAGAGAGGAAGATAACGAAGTGAATACCGCACCTGTCAACCTGCTGGAGATCGTCGAGATTATCGGTGAGTCTGCTGCGCTCAAGTTAGTGGAACGTTTCGGCGGCACTACCCCGCGCCTACCGGCTTTACGCAACATAAACGCAGAGCACCCCCTGGCGCAGTGTATCGGTATCGATGCGCTGACCTCGCTGGTCAAGCAAACTGGCGGTGGCCGTTGGCTCTACGTCGCCAAATGCGCGCGCGGCCTGCGTGAGGCCCGTAACCGCGAGATCGTGCAGCTATACAGCCAGGGTGTACCAGTAGACGAGCTGGCACGCCGTTATCACCTCAGCGATCGGTGGATATGGAATATCCTCGGCAGTACGGTGATGGATGACAAGCAAGTGAGTCTGTTTTAGAGTGCGGCAGTTAAACGAAGGGAGAACAATATGAAGAAGCTGATTATTGTCGTTGCAATACTGATGGTCGGATGTGTTAATTTGACGCTTCCGCCTGGACAAGAGAACGTCAATTCATTTATACAGAATAGCGCTGTTCCGTACCAGAATGCATACAGAGTTATTGCAAAACAAATGCGTGCCTGTTATCGCGTTATAGGTCTTTTTGGAAACGGCTACGATGTTCAGGCTGATCTGGATACTGCAAACAAGCAGGGAATAATTGAGATTTACCATGTTGGCCTTGTTGGCGCATCTAAAGCAGAAGATTCGATTCAAAGCCGCACTGTGACCGTGTCAGATGACCTGCAGGGTGGATCGATAATAAAGACAACCGGCACGACCCCAAAAATTGTATATCTAACACACAGGACAATACCTGAATGGCTTTCTGGAAAAGAAACTTGCTCCCCCGCAAGTAATTAACTGTTGCTACTCTAATCTAGATAATCTGCCCCGCTCCATGCGGGGCTTTTTATTGACACTGAACCAATTCAGTGTCGCCACCACTCCGCGCGCGCGTAATCATGCGCACATGTTAAGTCAGACAAATAACTGCGGTACCTGTGCGCTCTGGACGCGCCACAGCGATTCGCGCATGCCCCAGCACGGAGAGTGTAGCAAGCGATCTGTTGGGCATTACACGCATGAGACATCTGCTTGCGTACTTACTCCAATCCGCTGGAGTGCCACCAAATGAGCCGCGATCTAACCAGGCTGTCACCATACATGCAGGACAAGTCGCAGCTGTATCTGGCCGAGTGCCATCGTCAGGGCTTGGACATCGTCATCATCTGCACTGATCGCAGTGATGAAGAGCAGAGCGCATGCTTCGCCTCCGGTACATCGAAATGCAAGGCTGGCCAGTCCGCCCATAACGCCAAAGATAAACAGGGCAATCCGGCATCTGAGGCATTCGATGTTGGGGTGATCCGCAACGGCAAGTACATTGGAGACGGCAAAGATCCTTCCTATCTGAAGGCGGGCATGATCGCAGAATCGCTCGGTCTTATCTGGGCTGGCCGCTGGACTGGCTCTCTTAAAGAAACCGCTCATAACCAAAACCCGAACTGGAGAAAGCCATGAACGACGTTCAAGCCGTTGAAGTAAAACCCTGGTGGAAATCAAGGACCATCAGGCTCAACGTGATCGCTGCAGTGCTGATAGCGATTGAAGCGCAGTTCTCGCTGTTGCAGCCCTATCTGCCCGGTAATGTATATGCCTGGTTCGCGGTAGCCCTGACGGTTTTAAACGCCGCTCTTCGCGTAATTACCATCGCCCCGATCTCGCTTGGGGAGACGAAAGATGCTGCTTGATCCGCGCTTCTGGCTGGCCACGCTGATCGCAGCGCTCGTGCTATTCAGCAGCGGCTACGCATCTGGCAATAAGGCCGCTTCGTCCGCCTGTGTATCCGGTCAAGCGAAGGCGCAGCAGAAAGCGCAAGACAGCGCTGATGAAATCAACGACTTTAAAGAAAAGGTATCGCGCTTGCGTGAAACATCGCGTGAACAGATCCGCGTGACATACCGAAACATCAAGGAGAAAGCCGATGAAACGATTCCTCACCTCAATGATTGCAGCCTTGATGCTGACGGCATGCGCGAGTGGAATGCAGCCAATTCCGGTTCAATCAAGACCATGCGCAGCCAACCTGACTACCGATTGTCCGGTTCCACCCAAGGCGGCATCAGGGCATCTGGCCGACTTGCTGCAGAACCACATCGAGGCGATGGAACTTTATACGCAGTGTCGAGACCAGCTCCATAAGCTGGCTGAGTGTGCAAACGATTCCCCGATCAACCGTTAAAAGGATAAAACATGAACAAACTTAAAAACTTTATAGCCGGGCTGTTGATGCTGGCCTTTACCAGCGCGGTGCAAGCTGGTGCACTTTCCGATTATCTCGAAAACAAGATCGTCGACGCGATGCTGCGCGGGCAGACGTACACCATGCCTGCTACGGTGTACTTCGCGCTTGCCACCAGCAGCGGTTCGGACGCCGCCTGTGGTACCGAAGTATCGGGCGGCAGCTATGCCAGGGTGGCAGTCACCTCAAGTCTGGCGAATTGGGCGGGTACGCAAAGCACGGGCAGCACCACTGCCAGCACCGGCACCAGTGGAACTACCAGCAATAACACTACGATCACTTTCCCGGCGCCAACGGCCAACTGGGGATCTGTGGTTGAGTACTGCGTGTTCGATGCCTCTACAAGCGGAAATTTGCTGTGGCGCACCTCGCTGACGGTATCCAAGACGATCAACAACGGCGACAGCGCACCGAGTTTTGCGGCTGGCGCAGCTACCTTCCAGATCGATAACTGATCATGGCTCAGCGCAGCTCAACGATTGTGGATGACTCCGGCGCCGAACTGGTATCTCTGGTTGCCGATACCGAGATGCGTGGTATCTCGATCAACGTGCGTGGAATATGGCACAGCCCTGTCTTGCTTGATCGTTACTGCGCAGAGATCCAGACAATGAATCAATGGCTGCGAGATAACGGGGTTGAATGATGAATACGCTCGATGGATACATCGCCGCAGCCAAGCAATACGTTGGCCTGGTTAAAACGGCTACACGTACAACTATCGCGGCGGCATGGTTCAGTGTCTGGGATCTTGCGGGTAATCCCGGCGCCGGTACGTTGGCCGGTACCAGCACAGCTGCAGGTGTAGTACCAGACGATACAACCACAGGTGCGCCATTGCTCAATGCGTTCGGCGGTGGCAATACCGGAAACATCACCATTGCTGACTTCGGTAGCTCTGTGGCCTGCAGAGTGAAACTTTTCGATCTGCTGTTCAAAGCAGGAGCCTATGCGTTCAATGCAAACACGGCATTGGCAGCTCAGCCCAGTTATGCCGCACGAGTGCCTGGTGGATCTGACTTCAAAGGCACTCAGATATGGATCGAGGCTGTTACAGCTTTTACCGGCAACTTGTCAGTTGCCGTCACTTATACAAATCAAGCAGGGACAGCAGGAAGAACAACAGGCACAGTTGCGCTGGGCACTGCACCAACCATAGGTCGATTGATCCAGCTTCCATTACAGGCTGGCGATAGCGGTGTACAAAAGATCGAAAGCGTTGCAGCTACGGTATCTACCGTAGGCACATTCAATGTGCTCGTACTTCGGCCACTTTGGACCGGCCGAGTAAAAATCGCCAACGACGGCGATATACACGGCCTGGATAAGACAGGCATGCCTCAGGTGTTCGACAGCAGTTGTTTGTACATGGCTGTCTGCGCCGACTCTACCAGCTCTGGCATTCCGGAATGCGAGTTTGAGGTAGCCAATGGCTAACCTTAGACGCTACCCACAGCGTGGCAGATGGAATCCATTAGGCGCGCTGACCACCAAGGCATCGACTAACTCTGCATGGCGTGTTATCGGGCCGTCGCTTTTGTTTGGCGTACAGAGCGCCGCACTGGCAGGCGATGCCGCAGCCCAAGCCACAGCCTCGGGCGATCTGACGTCAGGCGTAGCACCTGCTGCGGCCCTTGCCGGTGCGGCTGCTGCACAGGCAAACGCAACCGGTACGTTGAACACCTCCATCAACATGGGCGGCAATGCCGTCGACCAGGCTACGGCCAGTGGCGTGCTGACAACGGGCATCAAACTAACCGGAGCTGCACTTGCCAGCGTAGGCGCTACAGGCGGCCTCACCTCGCAGATATCGCTGACCGGTGCGGCAATTGCACTTGTCGCTGCTAATGGACAATTTACTGCACAGATAAAGCTGGCAGGCAATGCGCTAGCGCAAGCAGTAGCTGCTGCTGGTCTGACAAGTGCCATACGCATCACTGGCGCTGCATATTCTCAGGCCGCTGCATCGGGTCAACTTACCAGTTCCGCGCAGCTTGCGGGCAATGCGCAAGCATCCACGCAGGCTGTAGCCGTACTGAGCGTCCAGATCAACCTCGGCGGGCAAGCTGCATCATTGATCGGCGCATCAGGTGATCTGACAGCCAGCATTACACTCTCTGGGTCGACATTGTCAGAAGCGCTTGCAACGGGGGAACTGACCGTCAGCATACGGATGTTGCCCGCGCGGATCGTGACAACTATCGCGCCTGCTGCATATCTCTACACGCGAATTTCGCGCAGCTGTTCTGCCACACCATCGCTGACTCGCGCAGCCTTGCTTAAGGCGGAGATTGCGCATGTCTAGTTGGATCGTTGGCGAGGTGGCTCGCTGTTCTGTGAAAATCAGCGATCCGGCTACCAATTTGCCTGCCGACCCTGGGTCGGTTGCGTTCAAGGTTAAATCTCCGAGCGGTTCAACTATCACTTACGCCTATCCCGGCGCCATCACCCGTATCGGAGTGGGTGAATTCAGGTGCGATGTGGATCTGACAGAAAAAGGCAAATGGTTATATCGGTGGGAAACGGATACGCCATACAAATCTGCAAGCCAGGGCTATCTGACTGTCGCTTCGAGCAATATTTAGGAGCAAAAGTGAGACCGGAAGACAGGGCACAGCAGTTGGAGCTGGATGAATGGGAGATACGGCAGAAGCAGGCGATCCTGCCGAAGCCGGAAAAAGAATCGGCAAAGTGGTGCTCAGCGCCTGGCTGCGGTGTACGCATACCCGAGGCGAGACGCAAAGCGGTATTTGGTGTGCAGCTCTGCGTCGAGTGCCAGGCGTGGAATGAATTTATGGAAGGTAAATAAAGATGGATTTAGAACTGGCGAAATTCCTTTTTCAGGTACTGACCTTCCTCATGACCGGTGGCATCGGCATCTATGTGTACCTGTCGAACAAGGACAAGGTGACCAACGACCGCATCGGCAAGCTCGAAGAGGACATCGACGACAAGTTCGATATCTACGGAGAGCGCATCGCAAAGCTGGAGGCCACGTCCGAAAACGCACCCGATCATACCGATATCTCCAAGGTTTACGACTCGATCAACCAGCTGGCGGCAACTGTCAATCAGTTGGTCGGAGAGAACCGTGGCCAGAGCGATACGCTGAAATTGATCCTCAACCAGATCACCGCGAAGGGAATGAAATGAACTCACAGGAAGCCATCACGGCATCCCGCCGCCTGGCCATTCTGATGGCCTTGTACTTTGCGAACGGATACACGCTGAACCGCAGCGCGCTGCGTCATCAGATCGACCTGATCGGTTACGTGGCCAGCCTCGACAAGATCGCGGTCGACATCGCCTGGCTGGCCGAAATGGAACTGGTCGAGCAGCTCGAACTGGATGTCGTGCGCCTTACGGTGCGCGGCGAGGACGTAGCGCTGGGCCGGTCACAGACGCCGGGCGTACGTCGCCCTTCTCCTGGAGAGACCAATGGCACACGATGACGCTGTCCGCCGCGCCGTGCGCGGCGATTACGTTTTTAACCAGCTCGGGCTTGAGATAGCGGCGACCAAGAACGGCGTGCCTTATGCCACCGTGCGCAACTGGAAACGGGAAGGCAAAGAGCTGGGCGACGACTGGGACAAGGCACGCGCTGCGCAGATGATCGCGGGCGGTGGCATCGAGGACGTGGTGCGCCAGACACTCGGCATCGTGGTGCAGCAAGTGCAGGCCACGGTGCAATCCATTCAGGACGCGCCGGACATGGCTCCCGGCGACAAGGTGCAGATGCTGGCCAGCCTCGCCGATGCGTACAACAAGCTGATGGCAGCAAGCCGCAAGCTGATGCCGGAGACGGATAAGCTGGCCGTGGCCACGGACGTGGCGAAGCGCCTAGCCGACTTCGTGCGCGCGAACTATCCGCAGCATGCGGCTGCGTTCGCGGAGATCCTCGGGCCGTTTGGTGATGATCTGGCGAGGGCATATGGCTAACGCCGCTGAAAAAACCTTCCGTGACGAGATCGCCGAGCTGGCCCGTGGGCTGCGCGCAGAGATTGAGGCGCTGCAGGTCGGCCTCGATCCGTCGCCAGCTGCACGCCTGGCACGCCGTAAGCGCGTGCTGGTCGACGGCGACTTCGAGTTCTTCTGCTACACCTACTTCCCGCACCATATCCGCCCGCCTGCGTCGCAGTTTCACAAGCATTTTTTCAAGCGATTCCCACAGCTGCTGGCTAAGCCGGGCGGCGCGAAGGAATGGTGGGTGGCACCGCGCGGAGAGGCCAAGTCCTCACTGGCCACCAAGGTCGGCCCGTGCTGGGTGGCAATACAAGCGTTGCTGCAAAAGGTTCTGGTCCGTCAAGAGATCGGATGGATTGAGTCCAATCAGCTTCCGTATTTCATCGACTACATCACCATGCTGGGCGCAGAGACCAAGCTTCCGACCAAGCTGCTTGAAGTCGTCAAAGTCGAGCTGACGGTTAACGCGGCGCTGGCGCTAGACTTCCCCGAGGCATGCGGCGCAACCAAAAACTGGAAGATCGGCGAGTTCACCACCCGCAGCGGCGTGAAGATGGAAGCCTTCGGTGCCGAGCAGGCCATTCGCGGTACCTTCCACGGATCGAGCCGCCCCAAGCTGCTTCTGGGCGACGATCTGATCACCGATAAGGAAGCGAAAAGCCCGACCGAGTGCAATAACCGCTGGGACTGGCTGGAGAAGGCCGTGGACTTCCTCGGCCCACCGGACGGCACCGTTAAATTCGTCGGCGTCGGTACCGTACTGAACAAGAACGATCCGATCAGTCGGGCAAAGGCCGCCATCGGCCATCTGGTGCATCACTTCCGCGCGCTGATCGAGCTGCCCAAGCGCATGGATCTGTGGGAAGAGTGCCAGGCGCTGATGCTCAACCAGGACAAGCCCGCCGAGGAAGCCGCCAACGAACGCGGCGAGGTGCTGGAGGAAAGCCAGTTGCCGTCGCACCTGTTCTACCAGGCGCACAAGGCCGAGATGGACGAAGGGGCCCAGATCTCTTGGCCGGGCGTACGCAGCCTGTTCTGGCTGATGCGTCAGCGCGCCAAGAACATCAAGGCGTTCTCCACCGAAATGCAGGGCGACCCACGCAGCGACGAGGATAAGGTATTCAGCCCGGTGCAGTTCTTCGTGTCGCGCTTGCAGCACTGGAAGCCATTCGGCGCTTGTGACCCGTCGATGGGCAAGGGCGAGAAGTCCGATCCATCTGCAATCGTTGGCGGCTATTACGACACGCAGCGCCAGCGGCTGCACGTTGATTACGCGGCCATCAAGCGCCGTGTGCCGAGCAAGCTGGAAGCCGACCTGATCGCATTTCAACAGGAATTCAGATGCCAGGCCATCGGCTTTGAAAACAACAACGCCTACGAACACATGCGCCAGTCGTTCGTGACGGCCGGGCTGGCCAAGGGCGTGGCGCTGCCGCTGGTGGCGGTCACAGCCACGGTCGATCCGGAGGTGCGCATCGATTCTCTGGAGCCATACATCACCGACGCGCTCGATCCGCGCATCCTGTTCAACCCGGCGCTGACACTACTGCTGGCCGAGATGGATAGCTGGCCGGAAAAGCAATCTTCCCACCACTACGACGGCCTGTGCGCGCTGCACATCCTGTGGATGATCGCGGTGTCGCGCAGTGCGCCGATGGAACTGCGCGGATCCGGTGATCGGAGGACGGCCGTCTCGGGTGGTTTGACAGGTTTTATGTGATTTGCGTATCGACGCAGGATGCGCGTAGCCGAATAGATGCCGTTAGAGCACCGTTAAAAACGGCGAAGGCGGTTGAAGTGCGGTGGATGTATGGATTAGGCGGAAAAAACGCAGCCAATCGCGTTTTAACGATTCTGGGGTAAGCATGGAACAGAACTTGAAAATGGAAGACGTCAAGAACGAAATCGCCACGACACGAGACGGTCGTGACATCACGCGCGGCTACGTAGATGGCCTGCCTCTGTTGCCGAATACGGATCGCCTGTTAGCCCTCAAGGGAAACGGGGATCTGCTGATCTATCAGGAGGTGCTGCGCGACGAACAGGTCAAGGCATGTTTTGAACAACGGTTGCGGGCCGTCGTATCGAAACCCTGGGAGGTGATGCCGGGCGGCAAGAAACTGATCGACAAGAAGGCAGCGGAGTTCATCGATCAGCAGCTCAAGAACATTGCATTCGATTCAATTACGGAGAAGATGCTGTATGGCGTGTTTTACGGGTACGCTGTGGGTGAACCTATTTACGCCGTTGAAGCCAACCAGATCGTCCTGGATACAGCGCGCAAAGGAATCAAGGTACGCGACCGGCGCCGTTTCGGCTTTGCGCCGGACATGTCTCTGCGCCTGCGCACTTCGCAGAATCCAATGGGGGAAGAGTTGCCGGATAAGAAGTTCTGGCACTTTGCCACCGGCAGCGACCATGACGACGAGCCTTATGGCCTTGGATTGGCGCACTGGCTTTACTGGCCGGTATTCTTCAAGCGCAGCGGCATCAAGTTCTGGTTGATCTTTCTGGAGAAGTTCGGCAGCCCTACCGCTGTCGGAAAATATCAGTCGGGTACGGCCAAAGATGAGCAGGATAAACTTCTGGAAGCATTACGCGCAATCCAGACCGACAGCGCGATTATCTTTCCCGAAGGCATGACGGCAGAGCTGCTGGAGGCGACACGTGGCGGTACCGCTGATTACGCCACCCTATGCGACCGCATGGATGCGGCCATTGCCCGTATCGTGTTGGGTCAAACCGCCAGTACGCAGGGTACGCCCGGAAGGCTTGGCAATGATGACTTGCAGGGCGATGTGCGAGACGACATCGTTAAAGCAGATGCGGATCTGGTATGCGCCAGCCTGAATGCCACCGTGGTGAAATGGCTGGTCGAATGGAATTTCCCCGGCGCAGCACTTCCAAAGGTGTGGCGCAAGTGCGAAGACGAGGAAGACCAGAACAAGCTGGCGGATCGCGATGAGAAGATCAACAAGTTGGGATTCAAACCTACGCTGAAATACATCCAGGACACGTATGGCGGAGAGTGGGTAGAAACCAAGACGCCGCCGGATCCGAAAACCATCGATCCGAGCGCTGGCGACCAAACTTCACGGGCAGCTCAATTCGCTGAAGCGCCTGATGGACTGGACGATGCGGCCACTACCGAGGCGTGGAATGCCGTAATGAGCCATGTCGAAAACTTGGTCGACAAGGCCGACAGCATGGCCGGGCTGCAGGAGTCTCTGCTGAGCGCCTACGGCGATCTACCGGTAGAGGATCTGCGCAAGATCATGGCTCAAGCATTCCAGCTGGCTGCGCTGGCAGGGATGGCGGATGTCCAGAACGGTAAGTGACCGTGTCAAAGTACGCGCCGATACACCAGGCGTTTGCCGAGCAACTGGCATTCTTCCGGAAAAAGCTGAATCTGCCCACCGAGGTCTGGGACGATATCGAGCGCATGGCGCACGATCGCGCGTTCATCGTGGCCGGTGCCCAGGGAGCGGATCTGCTGCAGGATCTGCGCGGTGCAATTGACGATTCCATCGAGAACGGCACCGGGCTGGAAGCCTTCCGCAAGAATTTCAAGCGCATCGTGGCCGAACATGGATGGACCGGCTGGACCGGTGAGGGTACGAAGGCAGGCGAAGCCTGGCGCACCAAAGTCATCTACCAGACCAATATGAGCACGAGTTACGCGGCCGGACGGTGGAAGCAATTGACTGATCCCGCTCTGCTCAAGATTTCACCGTATTGGCAATACCATCATATGGACGGCCTGATGTATCCCCGTCCGCTGCATGAAAGCTGGGACGGTTTAACGCTGCACTATACGCATCCGTTCTGGCTTACGCACTTTCCGACAAATGGTTGGGGCTGTCATTGCTGGGTCACGGCAGTTACGAAAGAGCAATACATGCTGGCCATCGCCAACGGCAAAGGCCAAGCTCCCGCAGGTTGGGATGCCATCGATCCGAAGACTGGCGCGCCGGTGGGGATCGACAAGGGGTTCGACTACGCGCCTGGTGCGAATGCGGATCGACCTTTACTGGATTTCATCAACCAGAAGCTGATCAAGCTCGATGCGCCGATTGGCGCAGCGATGTGGGATTCTCTCAAGACGGTACTGATGGCCGAGCAAGCTGCAGCAGTGCGCGAAATGGTTGCAATCGCGGCCGCCAGCATGGAACCAGCAGGCGCTAGCGTGGTCGCTTCGGTGGTTTCGCCGGACACAGTGTCGGCATTGTCGAGCCGTGGCATCGCGCTTAACGATGCCGCAATCTGGCTGCGCGATCACGAACTGATCCACGCGATCAGGGATGCAAAATCGGCACAGCTTCCGCTCGATGTCTGGCTGGATCTGCCCAAATACCTGGACAAGGCAGACGTGTACCTGGATACCGACAACGGGACTTTGCTCTACGCTTTTGATATGCCAGGCGTTGAAGGCAAGGTGATCGTGCGCATCAACTACGCGAACAAGGTACGGGTGGATGGCGTGCGCTCAACCATCATCTCGAACTTCATTGTAACGGGCGGAGTAATCGATGCGACGCAACTAGGGGCAAGCAGATATGTGTTGCTATGAGGGTGCCGTGAGCGGTGCCGGACTCGAACCGGATAATGCAGGCGCTTGCGCGATTGCAACCATTACCCATTGGAAACCAACCGCTCGCGACACAGACAGGATAACGCATGATCAAGATTGAGACAACTGATCCCGGTGTGGTGGACGCCTTCAATCGGCTGATCGCGGCCGAAGAGGATCCGTCCGGTGCTCTGATGGTGATCGGCGAAGTGCTGCTGGACTTCACCAAAAAACGCTTTGAATTGAGCGAAGACCCGTATGGCGGCGCCTGGGAGCAAAACGCAGACACGCTGCTGCGCAACCTGCTGCACGGAAATCGCAAAAACTTCACCAGGAAAGGCAACGTTTCCTCGCGTGGCGAGAAGGTACTGGCAGGCAAGAAGCCGTTGATCGGAGAAACCAAGGATCTGTCCACCCAGTTCGCCTATACCGTGATCGGCAATGACCTGGTGACGTTGACATCCCTGATGCCCTACGCGGCTATGCAAAACTTCGGCGGCACCAAGCAGGAGTTCCCGCACTTGTGGGGAGATATTCCGGCCAGGCAATTCTTTCCGGATGAAGCGCGTGGCTTGCCGGATGAATTGAATGAAAAAATTGCAGACGTTTTGCGTACTACTCTGCAGGACGCCTGGAATAGATGAGTTTTGCTTATTGAGGTGAGGTCTGGTACTTTAAAACAAGCACTCTATAAATCCTGATACTCCAGTACCGAAGCCATTCAGTATCGCCCCAACATGTGCGCCCTTGGAAAATGGGCGCCATGAGCAAATCCAACTCCATCCAGATTTTCAAGCCCGGCAAGCGTACCGACATGCGCGGCACAACGCTGGACTTTTCAGAATCAGACATGACAGCCTGCGCGGCTGCATATGATCCGGCAAAGTACGAAGCGCCACTCGTCGTTGGTCACCCCAAACACAACAAGCCCCGTTTCGGCGGGGTTGCTTCTTTGGACTTCTCGGATGGCATTCTCAGCGCCGACCCGAAAGATGTTCTCCCTGAGTTTGCCGAATGGGTGGGTAAGAAAATGTTCCCGCACGTTTCCGCATCCTTCTATTTACCAACTGCGCCCGGCAATCCCGTTCCGGGCGTGTATTACTTGCGTCATGTTGGCTTCCTTGGAGCACAGCCACCTGCCGTTAAAGGTTTGAACGAGCACGGGATCAGTTTTGCTGACGATGAAGAAGGCGTGGTCGTTTTTGCCGAATGGGACGATGTGACTAATGCAAGCCTGTGGCGTCAATTGCGCGAATGGTTCATCGGTAAATTCGGCCAGGAAGAAGCCGACAAAGTGATTCCCCAATACAACGTGCAGGAACTCGAACAGTCCGCCCAGGACGAACTGCGCGAATCCAGGCAGGAAGATTTAAACGCCAGTGTGGGCGACCCCGCACAGTTCTCAGAAGGAGCTACCCAAGTGACACCAGAAGAAAAAGCCGCGCTGGAGGCAGAAAACGCCAGATTGAAACTTGAGATCGATGCCTCAAAGGCGCGTGACAGAGTTGCAGCTTCGGCTACCCGCCACGCAGCTCATTTGTCTTTTGCCGAGGGTTTGGTTGGTGAAGGCAAGCTGCTTCCGGTCAATAAGGATGTCGCCGTGGCCACAATGGATTTCATGGCCGACCAGGAACAAGTAGTCGAGTTCGGTGAGGGTGATGCCAAGAAGCCGCTGATCGATGCGTTGAAGGAATTTCTGCAGGCACAGCCGAAACAAGTTGAGTTCGGGGAAGTGTCTGGCGGCAAGAGGTGCGACGAGGAAACTGTCAATTTCGCGGCTCCGGCTGGCTACACCGTCGATGCCGCTCGTCTGGAGATACACCGCAAGGCGGTTGCCTACCAGGCTGAAAAAAACGTGACTTACGAAGCCGCCCTGGCTGCCGTGAGCGCCTGATCAAACCCATCAATTAACAGGAGAACAAGATGCGCAACGGAATCAGTTTACTGGCAGTCAGCCAGATTGCTACGGCGGTGATCGCTGCAAATCGCTTTGTCACCCCGGCAGGTGCGGTGGCGGGTGCTGGCGTCAATGCCCAGGGCGTCGCCCAGATGGGGGGCGCAATCGGCGACAACTACACCACTACCGTTTTGGGTACGGAGATTGTAGAAACCGGCGCCGCGATCGTGGCCGGTTCGCTGATCGAGTGCGACGCAACAGGACGTGCGATCACCAAGGCTGCTGGCGTTACCTTGGGCCGTTTGGCTCCGGGTGAATCGGCATCCGCTGCAGGCCAGTTCGTCGAAGTTATCCTCATCCCGAACTGATCGGTCTCACTTTTTTTCAAACAGGAGAACGTAATGAAATTCAAGTTATCTCTAAATGCTCTGGCAATGGTATTCGGTCTTTTTGTCTTCGCCGCGTTGTGGCACTTCGGCATGTATCACCAAGAAGCGGGCGTCGCCATGCTGATGGTTGGCAATATGACACTCAGCCAGGCACGCGTGGTCGACCCGATCCTGACGACGGTCGCCCAGGGTTACCAGAACAACGAGCTGGTAGCACAATATCTCTTCCCGGTGGTTCCTGTCGAACAGCGTGCGGGCAAGATCATCCAGTTCGGTCGCGAAGATTTCCGCCTGTATAACACCGGCCGATCTCCCGGTGCCAACACCAAGCGCGTGCAATACGGTTACTTAGGGAATCCCTATGCACTGACCGACCACTCCCTGGAAGGTGCGGTGCCGTTCGAGATCATGCAGGAAGCGAACTCTGTTCCTGGCATCGATCTGGGGCGCGTGGCAGTCGGCAAGACGCAAAACACCATTCTGCTGAAAAGCGAATACGACGCCGCTGCGATCGCGCTGAATGCTGCCAACTATCAGGCAGCCAACAAAACCACTCTGGCCGGTGCCAGCCAATGGTCGGACTACTCCGGCACTTCGGCACCGTCGAAAGATATCGAAACCGCCAAGGAAGCGATCCGCGCCGCCACCGGCAAGCGTCCAAACATGGTGCTGTTGTCGCCCAAGGCATTCAATGCCCTGAAGCAACACCCGGCCATTATTGATCGCCTGAAGTACACCGGCCGCGATTCCGTGACCACCGACATGCTGGCAACGTTGTGGGGCGTCAAGGAAGTGCGTGTGGGCGATGCCATCTACGAAGACGCCGCAGGCGCGCTGAACGACGTTTGGGGTAAGCATGTGGTGGTAGCCTACACCGAACTCGGCAGCATGGCCGACGCCGGTTTGCCAAGCTACGGCTACACCTACCGCCTTCGCAACTACCCGATGGTTGAAACGCCCTACATGGACCGCAACGCCAAGCTGTGGGCCTACCCGGTGAACGATGCTCGCGCTCCTGTCATGGCAGCATCTGGCGCGGGCTATCTGATCACCAACGCATCCGCTTAATCAATACACCCCGAGAGCGCGAATCGTCCCCGGCCTTCATGAGTAAGGCCGGGTGACGCTAAGAGGAGATAAAACCATGCAAAAGGATTACATCACCAAAGAGCCCATCAAGCTGGATGGAAAGGACATCAAGGTCGGTAGCAAGATCACGCTGGACGATGATGTTGCTACCGATCTGAAGGCTGTCGGCCATATCGAAGAAGCACCCGGCGTAGCCGTCCCCATAGATCCAGCTGAGCGTGAAGCTGCCATTGCCGAAGCGATCAAGCAGATCGATCCGGCCAACAACGATCTCTGGCTCAAGGATGGCCGACCGGATGTAGGCGCAATTGGCGCGATCACTGGCTGGGGCGTAACCGCAGCTGAGCGCAATGCCGTGTGGGAAAAGATTAAACCCGCCGCCTGATCATGTACGCCACGCAGCAAAACCTTGTTGAGCGTTTTGGAGATCAGGAACTCATCGAGCTGACTGATCGATCTAACATAGGGGAAATCGATGCGGTCGTGCTGACTTCTGCGTTGGTCGATGCCGATTCCGAGATCAACAGTTACCTAGTTAGCCGTTACCCATTGCCTCTTACCCAAACCAGCGATGAACTGGTTCGTTTGGCCTGCGACATTGCGCGATATCGCCTTTGGGATGTGCGCGCATCCGAGCAGATCAAGGCGCGGTATGACGCCGCTATCGGCAAGTTGCGTGACATTTCCAGAGGAACGGCATCCCTGTCCATCGACACATCGAACAAGGAAATCCAGGAAACAGGAAGCGTTAATTATTCAGCACCGGATAGGGTATTTAACGATAACGCGCTGAGTGGTTACTGATGCTGCTGATCCCGGTTGTAGATCAGTTAAGGACCGTTGAAACGGCTGGCAAGAAAGAGTTTTATAAAGTCGCAACGTCGGCAAATTTTGCGGCGGCAAAAGACGATCTCAAGGCGGTTCCATCTGCATATGTGCTGCCGTTGCGTGATCAGGCCGGATCCAACCAGCTGGGCGGAGGCGGTGCGATCCTGCAGCCGGTGAAAGAGCAGTTTGGCATTGCCCTGGCCATCAGCAATCTGCGTGACCCCACCGGCACGGCGGCCCAGGCTGAGTTTGAAAGGCTGCGGAAACTGGTAATGATAAAGATGCTCGGTTTCGTGCCTGGCGATGAGTACGATCCTTGCGAATATGTAGGCGGCTCCCTGCTGCTGATT